TGTTTTTGATACAAAAGAAGTTATTGAAAATGAAGATCCAAACCTAACTAAATTAGGAATGGACTATTCACAACTAATTCCAGTTTTAGTTAAAGCTATACAAGAATTATCAGCTAAAGTTGAAGAACTGGAAAATAAATTAAACAATACAAATCAAGAGTAACATATGCCAACAACACAAACATTTATATGTAGAGAATCTCCAGTAGGGGTAATTAATGGAATAAACACAATTTTTACATTAAGTAATATTCCATCACCAAATACTGAACAAGTGTTTTTGAATGGTGTATTAATGAATTCTGGGAATGGAAATGATTATACTATAAATGGAAATGTCATAACATTTTTAAGACAAATACAATCAGATGATATAATTTTAGTTAATTATTTTATTGAAGTTGAGGTTGTAACAAATCCTGATGAAGATGTAGATCCTTTATCAACATCTAGTAGAAAAGAGTTGATTCATTGGTGTCTTAGAAAGTTGGGAGCACCTGTTATTGATATAAATGTTGATGAAGATCAAATTGAAGATAGAATTGATGAAGCATTAATGTATTTTAGGGATTATCATTTTGATGGAGTTGAACGGTGCTATTTACACTACAAAATAACAGCATCTACAATGAAATTGGAAACTCAATTAGTACAAGATCTGGTTAAAGGCTCCCTCCTAACTGGTTCTACAAGTGGTGCAACTGCGGTGGTAGTTGATAAATCAATTGATAATAAAACTATAAGATTCATATCACAAAATAAAAAATTATTTAAACCTGGTGAAACAGTATTGGTTGGTGATGGGAGTGTGAGTTTTGAAATATTGAATAACTCATCTGCTGTAATATTAGGAGATGTTGATAACAAATTCATTCCTGTTGGAAAACGAATTATAAGTATAACAAATATTATACCTCAACAATCATCTACTATTGGTGGAAATCTAGGTGGAATGTTTGATTTTCAGTATCAATTTGCACTTAATAATATGTTTAATTTGGCATCAACAGATTTAATAACCTATGATATATATCAAAGATATATTTCACAATGGGAATTTATGTTTAGGGGAAGTAAAGGTATAAGATTTAATAGAAAAACAGATAGAGTTTACTTAGATGTTCAAAATTGGGCAGTAGACAGTTGGATAGTATTGGAAGCATGGTCTGCCCTTGATCCAAAAACATATTCAGAAATATATACGGATGAATTTGTTAGAGAATATGCTTATAACTTAATAAAACAACAATGGGGAACTAATCTTAAGAAATATTCTGGGATTCAGATGCCAGGTGGAGTTACATTAAATGGGCAAGAGCTATACGATGAAGCCACCACTGAATTGGAAAAATTGAAAGAGAAGGTTAGAAAAGAGTTTGAGCTGCCTCCAGATTTTTTGGTTGGTTAATGTATGGTAACAAGTAATAAAAAACACTTAAATCTTTATAACCAAAAAAATGAACAAAAATTAGTTCAAGAATTGGTTGAAGAAGCTATAAAAATACATAGTATAAATGCTGTATATATTCCTAGAGAAACTCAGAAAATAGATCCTTTATTCAGAGAAGATGTATTATCAAAATTTACTGATCATCATAATGTAGAAATATACATTAAAAATGTTGATGGATTTGATGGTGATTCTACTATATTTCAAAAATTTGGATTAGAAATAAAAAATCAAATAACAGTATTAATATCAAGATCTAGTTTTGGGAAAATATTTGGAAAAGAAATGTCCAGACCAAAAGAGGGAGATTTATTATATATTCCATTATCTATTGCTTCAGCATTATTTGAAATAAGATTTGTAAAAGAAGATAGCGTATTCTACAATCTTGGTGATTTTTATGTATTTGAATTACAGTGTGAGCAATATGCATTTCAGGATGAACAAATTGATACTGCATTAGATGAAATAGATGAAATTGCAGATGAAGGTTCACAATCATTTATATTAAAGTTACAAAACAATACCGCAGATCAATTTATTGAGGGGGAAATATTATTTCAAGGAGAATCTGAATTATCTGCAAATTCAAAAGCAGTTTTTGTTGAAAAAATATCAAACAATGAAATAAAAATTAAAGATATGCTTGGTGAATTTCTTCCAAATATAACGGTAAAAACAACTATTAGTAATACATTACATACATTAGCATTAGAACCAAAATTAAATATAAATGATAGTGATAAAATTTCTATTAATATAGCTGATGATTTTGGTGCTAAAAATAAAGAATTTGTAGTTATAGATTTTAGTGAAAATAACCCATTTTCTGATGAGGATATATAATGTTTGGTAGTCCATTTTATCATCATACAATGAAAAAAATCGTTGCCAGTTTTGGTGCTTTATTTGCTAATATTTTTGTAGTAAAACGATCTACTAATAATAATGAATTAGAACGAATAAAAGTTCCATTAGCTTATGGACCTGCCGATAGGTATCTAGTAAGAACAATAGAAGATCCTGATCTAACACGAAGATATTCTATAAAATTACCTAGAATGAGTTTTGAAATTAAATCTTTACAATATGATTCTAGTCGAAAATTAAATACTCTTAAAACTAATATTGCAGCAATTAATAATACACAAGGCTCTGTATTACGACAATATCAAGGAGTTCCTTATAAAATATCAATAGATTTATCAATAATATCCAAGTATATTGATGATGCTAATCAAATAATTGAACAGATTCTTCCTTGGTTTACTCCAGCATTTACTGTGACTATAAACAGTATACCTGGAATGAACTATAAAGATGATATACCAATTACATTAACATCATTATCACTAAGTGATAATTATGAGAGTGATTGGAATTCTAGGAGAGATATAATTTGGACATTATCATTTGATATACAAATGATGTTTTATGGTCCTATTGTTGACAAATCTATAATTACTACGGCAATTACTGATATTTTTAATTCATCATCAAATAGTGTTGGAGATGTTGCTAGAATTTCTAGATCTACCTTAGAGGTAACCCCACAAAATGCAACGTTTTTAGACGATTTTGGTTTTATTGAAACTATTGAAAATTTTTCAGATGGATTGGTAAAAGACCCTAGTACTGGAAACGATGTAATTTTAATTAAGCAATTAACACCAGATTCCATTCTAAGTGAAGAAGAATTTTTTGATACTAAATTGATATAAAGGGAATTTATTATGGATAAAAAAGATATAATAACTCAATATGAAAAGGAGTCTAATCCATCATTTGTAGCAACTGAAGATGAGTTAAAAAGTTTGTCTGAAGTTTCACATAATACAAAACAATCATTAGTAAATGAACAAGATGTAATTTTTCCTAAAACTCAAAATGATGTATTAATATCTAAAGGTGAATTTAAAAGTACAGATTTAGAAAAAACAGAAATAGCTAATGCCCCAATTAAATTTGAATCTAAAGAAATTATTGAAGCTCCAAAAACAAATGATGAATTGGCTACAGACTATCAATATATAAGAACAAACATATATTCTATAACCGAAATGTCCATTCAAGCATTAAACAACCTTGTTCAAATTGCAGACCAAAGTCAACACCCACGGGCATATGAAGTTGTTGGATTATTAGTAAATAGTATAGCAAGTGCACAACGAGATTTAATGAATATGCATAAAGAAAGACATAAAATTCAAGGAATACAAAACAAAAACTCCCCAGAAATAGTCAATAATAATTTGTTTGTTGGTAATACAGCAGAATTAGATCAAATTATTGCTAAAATGACTAAGAAGTCTGAAAAGTAAAAATATGCAACAAATAGCACCAAATGGTTTAAAACATTATAAGGCTAATCCAAATTTAAAGGGTGCTGGAGTATCATTTATATTTTCTAAAGAGCAAATTGAAGAAAGAATTAAATGTATAAATGATCCAATATATTTTATAGCAAAATATATGAAAATTGTTAATGTCGATAGAGGATTAATTCCTTTTGAATTATATGATTTTCAAAAAGAATTATTAAATTCATATATCAATAATAGATTTACTATAGCAAAATTGCCAAGGCAAGTTGGAAAATCCACAGTCACCGTAGGCTACATCTTATGGACTGTTCTTTTTGGACCAATGCAAAATATAGCCATTCTTGCTAATAAAGCAAGCACATCAAGAGATATATTATCAAAATTACAATTAGCATATGAGCATATTCCATTATGGATGCAACAGGGTATTATTTCCTGGAACAAAGGCTCTATTGAATTAGAAAATGGTTCCAAAGTAATTGCTGCTGCTACTGCATCATCAGCAACTAGAGGTAGTACATATAACATAATATTTTTAGATGAATTTGCGTTCGTTCCTAAAAATATAGCTGAAGATTTTATTACTTCGGTTTATCCTACAATATCATCAGGAAAAACAACTAAAGTTATAATGGTTTCTACGCCAAATGGAATGAACTTATTCTATAAGTATTGGATTGATGCGGTAAATAAAAGAAATTTATATGTTCCTATAGAAGCTCATTGGTCTGTGGTGCCAGGGAGAGATGCTGAATGGGCTGCTGATCAAATAAAACAACTTGGGCAGGAAAAGTTTAATCAGGAATTTGATTGTCAATTCATAGGAAGTAGTAATACTCTAATTTCTGGTATAAAATTATCACAATTAGTTTGGATTAAACCTATACAAAAAATTAATGAATTGGATATATTTGAATTACCTCAAAAAAACCACATATATGTTATATCAGTTGATACATCAGAGGGGCAAAATTTGGATTATTCGGCATTTACAGTTATAGATTGTACACAAGCTCCATATAAAGTTGTTGCAAAATACTATAATAATAAAATTTCACCACTTGTATATCCAAATGTTATCTATAATGTTGCATTAAAATATAATAATGCACATATATTAACGGAAACTAACTCAATAGGTATGCAAGTTATTGAAACTCTTCATAATGATCTTGAATATGAAAATGTATTTTCTACAACTAATATGGGAAGGGGTGGGCAAAAAATATCTTCTGGATTTAAAAAGAATTCCAAACTTGGAGTTAAAATGACAAGTCAAATAAAAAGCATTGGATGTGCTAATCTAAAAAGTTTAATAGAAAGTGATAAATTATTGATCCAAGACTTTGATATTATTTCAGAATTAACATCTTTTGTTGCTTCTAATGCATCATTTGCAGCGGAGCCTGGATGTCATGATGATTTAACTATGTCTTTAGTATTATTTTCTTGGTTGACATCGCAACCAGCATTTAAAGAGTTGACAGATTTGGATATTAGACACAAAATACTAGAAGAAAAAATACAAAATATGCAAGAAGAAATTCTACCTTTTGGTATAATTAATGATGGAAGTGAGATGCAGGATACTTTTGTGGATAGGGATAATACTCTATGGCAATATTCACAAGGAGATTTTGACCAAGAAGGATTTTTTTGGAAGTCCAATTCATTAGATGATGATATTTGAGATATTATAATTTATAAATAATGCTATAGTATATAATACGCCTAATTGTGTTTTAATTACGAGGAGATAAACGATGGGATTTCAAGTATCACCTGGAGTAGTAGTAACAGAAAAAGATTTAACAACAATTGTTCCAGCAGTATCTACAACTGACGGTGCATTAGTGGGGATGTTTCGTTGGGGTCCATTAAATGAAATAGTTCTAGTTGGTGATGAAAATCAATTAGTTAAAAAATTTGGAAGACCTGACAATGATACTGCTTCATCATTTTTTACTGCTGCTAATTTTTTAGCCTATGGTAATAAATTAAGATTGGTTAGAGTTGCTGGGGCTAATGCTAAAAATGCATCTACTGGAGAAGTTGGTGTATTAGTAAAAAATAATGATGATTTTTTGGGGAAAACATTTGAAACTGAAGTTGGGGAATTGATAGCAAAACACCCAGGAGTTTTAGGTAATAGTATAAAAATATCTATTTGTCCAAGTGCAAAAGCATTTAAACAAGACTTAATGGGAACAGTATCATCTTCAGGAACTACTTTAACTGGAAATGGTACTGAATTCACCAAACAACTTGCGGTTGGGTCTATAATTAGACATGAGGATACAAAACAACAACGAGTTGTAATTCAAGTTACTGATGATACTCATATTATTATTGATAGAGAGCTTGATATTGAATTATCAAATGATATACTAAGTGCTAAATGGGAATTTGCAGATTTGATAGGAATTGCACCAGGTAGTTCATCTTCAGATAATGCTAAAGATGAGATGCATATAGTAGTTGTTGATGCGGATGGAAAATTATCTGGAACAAAAGGTGCAGTTTTGGAAAAATTTACTTTTGTATCTAAAGCCAGAGATGCTAAAAGTGAAGATGGAACATCAAAATATTACTCAAATGTTATAGATAGAACATCTGATTTAATTAGAGTTGCAAATCATCCTGAATTAATTGATAGTAATTGGGGAAATTCTTTAGATTCTGGTGAATTTGGTCCAGGAGAAGATGATTCTAATGCTCCTATTACAAAAAGGATGGCAAATGGTGTTGATGATAATTTAGAAAATGATAGTGCAAAAATTATTGGATATGATTTATTTGCAAATTCAGAATTGGTTGATGTTTCTTTGGTATTATTGGGAGAAGCATCTCAATCAGTAGCAATTCATGTGATTAATAATATATGTGAAACAAGGAAAGATTGTGTAGCTTTTATATCTCCTCCTAAAGATGCTGCTGTTAATAATTCTGGCAATGAGGTTGTAGATATTATGACATTTAGAGATTCTTTACCTTCAAGCTCATATGCGGTAATGGATTCTGGATGGAAATATCAATATGACAAATATAATGATATTTTTAGATATGTTCCTTTAAATGGAGATGTTGCTGGTTTATGTGCAAGAACCGATCAAAATGATGATCCTTGGTTCTCTCCAGCAGGATATAATAGAGGAAATATTAAAAATGTTATTAAATTGTCATTTAATCCATTTAAGGCTGAGAGAGATGATCTATATTTAAAGGGTATAAATCCTGTAATTTCAACTCAAGGATTGGGTACAATATTATTTGGTGATAAAACTCTATTATCAAAACCTAGTGCATTTGATAGAATAAATGTTAGAAGACTTTTTATTGTTTTAGAAAAAGCAATAGCAAGAGCATCTAAGTTTATGTTATTTGAATTTAATGATGAGTTTACCAGACAGCAATTTCGTTCTCTTGTTGAACCATTCTTAAGAGATGTTCAGGCAAGGCGAGGTATTTACGATTTTAAAGTTGTCTGCGATAGGACCAACAATACTGCCGAAGTTATTGATAGAAATGAATTTGTGGGGGATATTTACATTAAACCTACAAGATCTATTAATTTTATACAATTAAATTTTGTTGCAGTCAGAACTGGTGTTGATTTCAGTGAAATTGTAGGTAAGGCTTAAATATAATATTTTAAGGAGAAACATATGGCATTTAATATAAACAATTTTAAGAAAGAACTAAAATTTGGTGGGGCAAGGGCTTCTTTATTTGAAGTTAATCTATCCTTTCCATTATTGGTTCCTGATACTGCTGCTGGTGTTGGATTAAATGCTATAGATCCTTTGGCTGCCTCTAAGAAATTAACATTTATGTGTAAAGCTACCACAATTCCTCAAAGTGTTATAACTGCTATTGATGTTCCATATTTTGGAAGAAAAGTTAAGGTTGCAGGAACAAGAAATTTTGAGGCTTGGACCATAACAGTAATAAATGATGAAGATTTTATGATAAGAAAATCCTTTGAAACTTGGATGGCTGCTATAAATGGTCATCAATCAAATATTAAAAATTCTGGTGTTGTATCAACACCAAGTTCTTATCAAACAACAGCAAGTGTAAGTCAATATAGTAAAGGACCAAATTCTTTACCTATAAGAACATATAAATTTATAAATGTTTTTCCAACAGAACTTGCTGCAATTGAGGTTTCTTGGGATAATGAAAATACTATTGAAGAGTTTACAGTAACACTAAATTATGACTACTGGGAAATTGATAACGCAGACGTAGTTCTTCCATAAAATATTAGTATTTGTGCTATTATAAATAAGATATATCTATTTTAATATAGAAATATAGTCTATTATTTGAAATGTATATAGTGGTTTAAAGGATATATCATGGCATTTGAACTATTTGGTTGGCAAATAAAAAAATCTGAAAAAGAAGTCCAGCAAAAAAAAGCAGAATCTTTTGTATTACCAGAAAATCAAGACGGTGCTGTTAATGTTGAGGGGTTGGCTGGAGCTTATGGTGGCTTTATTGATTTTGATGCTACTGTAAAAAATGAATTTGAATTAGTTACTAGATATCGTGAATTATCATTATTACCTGATGTTGATTTTGCAATTGATGATATTGTGAATGAAATGATAGTAATGGATGGTGTTGAAGATTCAGTTAGAATAAATCTAGAAAAAGTAAAATTGAATGATGGAATAAAATCTCAAATTAGAACAGAATTTTTAAATATATTAGCTCTATTAGATTGGGATAATCAAGGATATGAAATAGTTAAAAAATGGTATATTGATGGAAGATTATATTTTCATACAATTATAGATGAATCTAATCCTAAGCATGGTATTCAAGAATTGCGATATATTGATCCTAGACAAATAAGAAAAGTTAGAGAGATACAACGTGATATTGATCAGCAAACAGGAACGGAATTATTAAAGGTAATAGATGAATATTTTACATACAATTCCAGAGGAATACAATTTAATTCACCAAATTCATATAGTTCAGTTGCTAGTACAGGATTAGCTGCTGGTACTAAAATATCTACAGATTCTATATGTTATACACACTCTGGAATTGTTGATAAATATTCCACATCAATATTATCACATCTACATAAAGCAATAAAACCAATTAATCAATTGAAAATGATGGAAGATGCGTTGGTCATTTACCGTATTGCTAGAGCACCTGAAAGAAGAATTTTTTATGTTGACGTTGGAAATCTACCAAAATCAAAAGCTGATGCATATCTAAGAAGTGTTATGGATAGGTATAGAAATAAACTCCAATATAATATTGAGACTGGAGAGATGAAAGATGGTAGAAGATTTATGTCAATGCTTGAAGATTATTGGCTACCAAGAAGAGAGGGGTCAACTGGAACATCTATTGAGACACTACCTGGTGGAGAAAATCTAGGAGAAATGAAAGATGTTGAATATTTTCAAAAACAAGTCTATAGAGCACTAAATGTTCCTGTATCTAGGTTGGATACTCAAAATGGATTTCAATTAGGAAGAGCTGCTGAAATAACTAGGGATGAAGTTAAATTTGCAAAATTTATACATAGAATTAGACTTCGTTTTAGTCATGTATTTGATGAATTATTGAGAAAACAATTAATATTAAAAAATATTATTAGTGTTGATGACTGGTTCAATCTAAAAAATTCTATAAAATTTGACTTTAATATGGATAATCATTATTCAGAATTAAAAGATAATGAAATTTTAAAAACTAGATTAGACCTGTTACAATCATTGGATGGATATGTTGGAAAATATTATTCATCTGAGTGGATTAAACGTAATGTGTTAAAACAAAGTGAAGATGATATTAATCTCATAACATCGCAAATTAAAAAAGAGGGTGGGGTTAAAGATGCTAATATTCAAGATAATTCTCAACAATTACATCAGGAACCACGAGATGTTCAAACCACGGATGCAGTGCCAATGGCAGATATACCAGATGAAGAAATTATGAATAATAATGAAAGTCATTTTTTAGATTTTTTAGATTAATAAATATATAAAAATAAGGAGATTTGATATGTCTAATACCAAAAAAGAACACAGTTTAATTTCAAAAGCACTATTAGCTATGAAATCCAAAAATATTGCGGAGATGAAAAGAGCTATACATGAAGTTTTATTATCAAAAATTAGAACAAAATTGAATATTAAAGAAAAACAAATGGCTAAAACAATTTTAAATAAAAAATAGACTAATATGAAATTAATTTGTGAAGTTACAGAAGAAATTAAAGTCATAAAAGAAGATGTTAGTGATTCGCAAAAATCATATTACATTGAGGGTGTATTCATGCAATCTGAAATTAAAAATAGAAATGGAAGAATGTATCCTCAAGAAATGTTATCTAAAGAAATTGATAGGTATATAACTGAATATGTAGAAAAGAAAAGAGCGTTTGGAGAATTGGGGCATCCTGAAGGTCCAACTATTAATTTAGATCGTGTATCTCATATGATAACTGAATTGAAATCTGATGGAAATAATTTCTTTGGTAAAGCTAAAATATTAAATACACCAAATGGAAATATAGTAAAAGCATTAATAGATGAGGGTGCAAGATTGGGAGTATCTTCTAGGGGTATGGGTTCAATTCGCACCGAAGGGCATGATATTCAAGTAGTTCAAGATGATTTTTATCTTGCTACTGCTGCGGATATTGTTGCCGATCCATCTGCTCCTGATGCATTTGTCAATGGAATTATGGAGGGTAAAGAGTGGGTTTGGCAGAATGGAATATTGAGAGAAAAAGAAATTGCAGATATGAAAAAGAAGATTCAAAATGCTCCTAAAAAGTTAATTAAACAAATAAGTGTAGAAGCATTTGAAAAATTCATAAAAAAAATAGAAAAAAAATAATTATTTGGACACTTAAATTATGGCTAATTTCATATACGATAAAGCTAGAGAAAAATTTCTTTCTGGAGAATTATCATGGAAAAATGATACTTCTGGAGTAATTAAAGTTGCATTAGTAAATAACAGATATGTTCCAGATCAATCACAGGATATTACGTTAAACGATATAAATACATTAGGACAAGCTATAATTGCAGATGCATCTTTGCAAAATTTAACAGTTACTAATGGTATTGCAGGGGCAGATCCAATAACAATTCAGAATGTAGATTCTGGAAACAGTATAAAATATATTGTTTTATATAAACATAATAATAGCAACAATCAAACCACATTAATTGCATTTATTGATACTGCCCAGGGGATAGATAATGGACTAACTACAGATGGTAGAGATATAAAAATTGTTTGGAGTAATACTTCAAATCTGGAATTTCCCTCATATAAAATATTTAAATTATAATATGAGCGTATTAAATATAAATTCATATATAAAGCAACCTAATGAAGTTCTTCCAATTGAACTTAGTTTTGGAAAATTACATATATTACCAAAAGGTGCATCTGAAATAACGGATGCCGTGGCTAGTGTAAAAAGATGGAAACGTAAATTTCCAGAAATTATTGAATCTAAAAATGATTTTCTAATATCAACTACACCAACAATATTACCTCCAAATAAAACCAAAATTATGATCACTGTGCATGGTGGAGATAGTGGATATGATTATCAAGTAACTGTATTAGTTACATTTGATAATGGTGCAAAACTTGAAGAAGATATATTTGTAAGAGTGCGAGAAGAATAATTTTATAAATATAAATGATTTTAATGATATTTTTATACCAATAATATTCAGGAGTTGAAAATGACTATTACTTCAAAATTTTTGAGAGACATTCGTGAAACACTTGAGAGTGATGTTGCAGCAAAACCATCTGATGCTGGAGTACAAATACCAGATTCTTTAGGTGGTGGTGAAGCAGTTAAGATGCAAGAGGATGAAGAAGAAGTTGTAGAAAATGATTCAACTGAAGCTGATGCTGATGATAAATTGACCGAAGAGGAAGCTGAAGAAATAAAACTAAAAGAAGGTGAAGATGATGAATCAAAAGAGGGTGAAGAAGGTGAGATGAAGCTCAAGGAAGCGGAAGAGAAGGATGAGCTAAAAGAAGGTGAAGATGATGAATCAAAAGAGGGTGAAGAAGGTGAGATGAAGCTCAAGGAAGCGGAAGAGAAGGATGAGCTAAAAGAAGGTGAAGATGATGAGATGAAGCTCAAGGAAGCTGAAGATGATGAATTAAAAGAGGGTGAAGAAGATGAGATGAAGCTCAAGGAAGCTGAAGATGATGATATCAAGGAAGCTACTGATGCTTTAACTAAAGATGAAGAACTTCCAGAATCATTTAAAACTAAAGTTGCATCAATATTTGAAGCAGCCGTTAAACGCACAACTTCAAGAAGAGTTTCTGCACATAGAAGAAAATTGGTAGAATCTTTTAATACTAAATTAAACTCTCGTGTAGATAATATATCTGAGGCTTTAATAAAGCAAGTCGATGGTTATTTAGACTATGTTGCTGAAGAATGGATGAAGGAAAATACAGTAGCTATTGAAAGTTCATTGAAGTCAACAATTACTGAAAAGTTTATTTCTGGATTGAAAACATTATTTGAAAATAATTATATTCAAGTCCCAGAAAATAAAATTAATATAATACAAAGTCAAGATGATAAAATAAAAACTCTTGAGAAAGAACTAAATGAAGAGCTTATCAAGAATGTTGAACTTAAGAAACAAAATATTAATCTTAAGAAAACATCTATGATTAAACAACTTTCAGAAGATATGACATTAAATGATGCTGCTAAATTTGCAGAATTATGTAAAGGAGTATCTTTTGATAGTGCATTATCATTTGGTCAAAAACTTAGAGTAATAAAGGAAACTTATTTTCCTAAATCATCTAAAGCTTCAAGTGATATAGATGCATCTTTATTAATTGAAGGTGGTTTAGAGCATAAAACTGAGTCAAAATCAAATACTGAGGTTGATGTTTATGCTGAAGCCATATCAAGAATGGTGAAGAGATAAAATATATAAATAAAGTTATTAATTAAGATTTTTAATTATAGGAGAAATACAATGTACCTAACTGAGAACCTTGAACAAAAGTGGAGTAAAGTATTGAATCATCCAGATCTTCCTGAGATTAGGGATGCTCATAAAAGAGCAGTTTTGACTGTTCTTCTTGAAAATCAAGAAAATGAAGCTAAGAAGGAAAGAGGAATTATAACTGAAGCTGGTCCTGTTAATTCAGGTTTGGCGACACCTAGCACTGGACATACTAATACTACTATGGCTGGTTATGATCCAGTTCTTATATCTTTGATTCGTAGATCGTTGCCAAACATGATGGCATTTGATGTATGTGGCGTTCAACCAATGAAGGCACCTACTGGTCTTATCTTTGCGATGAAGAGTCGTTATGATACACAGGATGGTGATGAAGCTCTATTTTTTGAAGCTAATACTGATAAGTCTGGAATGGGATCTCATACCGATCCACTAGACCCATTTTCTACTGGAATGTCTTCTGGACATGGTATGAGTACTCCAGATGGTGAGAAGTTGGGTGCTGCTGGTGAACCAAGTTTTCCAGAGATGGCATTTAGTATTGAGAAGATTTCCGTTGAAGCTAAAACTCGTGCATTGAAAGCTGACTATTCAATGGAATTGGCTCAAGATCTTAAGGCTGTTCATGGTCTTGATGCTGAAACTGAACTAGCTAATATTCTTTCAGCAGAAATTCTTGCTGAAATCAATAGAGAAGTAGTTCGCACAATTTATAAGAGTGCCAAAACTGGTGCTCAACACGGTGTGAATACAGCAGGAACATTTGATCTTGATGTTGATTCAAATGGTCGCTGGTCTGTTGAGAAGTATAAGGGTTTAATGGTTCAAATTGAACGTGAAGCTAATACTATTGCTAAAGAGACACGTCGAGGTCGTGGTAACATTCTTATTTGCGATAGCGATACTGCTAGTGCATTGAGTGTTGCAGGTCTTCTTGATTGTGGTTCTGCTCTAAAGGATAATCTACAAGTTGATGATACTGGAAATACCTTTGTTGGAGTATTGAACGGTAGATTTAAGGTGTATATTGATCCTTTTGCTCCTCTAGGAACACATTATGTTGTTGCTGGATTTAAGGGTGCAAATCAATATGATGCTGGTTTGTTCTATTGTCCATACGTTCCACTACAAATGGTTCGTGCTGTTGATACTGGTTCTTTCCAACCTAAGATTGGTTTTAAAACTAGATATGGTTTGGTAGCAAATCCTTTTGCTAATACTCAAGTATCTGGTGCCTTGAATAATGGAGAGAATAGATATTACCGTAAGGTTAAGATAACTAACCTATTGTAATATAATTAAAATGGGTACATTGAAAGGGAGCCAAATGGCTCCCTTTTTTATTATAAAATTTGACAAATTAATACATTTTAGTATTATATTAAATATGAGTGAAATTCCAGATTGGCTAAAAAATTTAAAGAATGGGGATGAAATATTATTGGTTTATCCATTCACGGGAAATTCTCATTACGCAGAAATTATGGTATATAATATATTTTTAGATAAACCAAATTCTATAAAAGTTTCTTATAAAAATACTAATAATATCGAAGAGGTAGTGGTATTACATTTCAGTGATTATAGCACTGAGTCTTCACATTCATATAATTGGTTTGCATATCAATTAGATTAAATAACTATTTGATTTTATTACATATTAGATATAATAATAAATTAAGTTGATAATTTATACTATTATGTGTATAATAAATAATTATATTAAAATTTGATATTGCAATACTATGCCATTATCTGAAATACAAAATAGAAATTTTCAATCACCTTTAAATTTTGAATTTAAAATTGATAGATTGACAGATTTTAATTATTTCATACAAAAAATTAATGTTCCTAGTTTAACAATTCCCTCTAGCTCTGGTGCAGGTGGAAATCCATTCACGAAAATAACTTATCCAGGAGATCATATAGAGTTTGGAGAATTAAGTATAGATTTTAAAATTGACGAGGGATTGAGAACTTGGTTTGATATATATTCTTGGATACAAGGTTTAGGATTTCCTGAAAAATTTGAACAATATGGTAAAATATTAGATATTGATGGTAACGATAATAATTCTATCAACATCAATGATAAAAATAATTTGTATGGTCAGGGAACATTATTAATAAACTCTAGTCAAAATAATCCATTAGTCAGAATAAATTTCATAAACATATATCCAACAAGTTTAAGTGAATTAAGTTTTGATACTAGAGAGACTGATGTTAATTTTGTAACATCGACAGTCAGTTTTAAATATGATTATTATATTGTTGAAAAAATTTCATAATTTGGAGAGTATCATAATGAAGAAAATAAAAAGAAAAACGCCTAAGAAAATAAAAATTGGTTATTCCGATTTTAAATTGATACCAAGATCTAATCAATGGGGTAGACGAAATAAAGCATTAGGTGACTGTTTACCTGAATCTGCCCGTATACAATTTGATTCAACACAAAAAAGACATGAATTAGTTAATACTATAATTCACGAAACCTTACATGGTATAGTTTATATGTTTGATATAAACTTTAAGAATATGAAAGAGGAAGAGAAAGTTGTTAGAAAAATGGCAAATGGGCTACATACAGTATTTAAAGATAATCCCAATTTCTTAGAATGGATATTACAACAAAATTTGGATTATTCAGATGAATAAAGCACCAGATTGGGTAAAAAATTTAACTCAAGGTGATACCTTAATAGTTATTTTTCCATACACTGGTCATTCTCTACTATGTGAAGTGGTTTATAATAATCCAACTTTGGAAAATAGTTTGTATTTTGGAACCATAGCAGTAAAATATACATATAAAGATCGTGTGAATGAAGAAGATTTGTTATATGATAATTACTCAGTTGAGTCTGAATATATTGAAAATTGGTATGCACAACCTGTGATTTAAGTTATGGCAAAATTAGAAGAAATAGAAGCACTTTGGGAAAAGGATTCTAAAATAGATAGAACCGAATTAGATAGTGAAAGTCTAAAAATACCTATGCTTCACAGCAAATATTATAAAATTTATCTTAGAGAAAAGGTTCAGCTAAAAGCTGATGATCAAGATTTAAAGCAATTTTACAAATTAAAGCATGAATATTATACTGGGAAATTATCTCAAGAAGAATTAAGACAATATGGATGGGAACCATTCCAATTTGTTCTAAAAAATGATATTCAGGTATACATGGATGCTGACAAAGACTTATGTGAACGTCTTCTAAAGGTTCAAATCCAAAAAGAGAAGGTACACTTTCTAGAAGATATTATAAAAACACTTAACGGAAGAGGCTTCCTAATTAAAAACGCCATAGATTTTATCAGATTCACTAGTGGCAGTTAAAAATATCCATACTTTTTAAGCATATAAATATATTTACTGACGTTTATATGCTTAATAATGGATATATTAAAAGTTTCAAAATTAGATGAAGTATTTTTACAGGTGGAGTGTGAGCCTGGGGTAAGGAGAGAACTATCCGAATACTTCAGTTTCTACGTTCCAGGCTTCCAATTCATGCCAGCATATAAAATGAGAATTTGGAATGGTAAAATAAATCTTTTCAATTTAATGAACTACACCATCTATATTGGATTGCTTCCAAAATTATACGAATTTTGCCATTCTATGAATTATGACATAGAAGTTGAGTCTAATGTAATTAGTAAAAATAACTTTACGTTAAATAATTGTAAGACATTTTTGGATACATTGAATTTACCATTTGAAGTTAGAGATTATCAAGTAGAAGCTATAACTCATGCTATAAAAAATGATAGAAGTTTATTACTATCTCCTACTGGTTCTGGAAAAAGTCTTATAATATACGCACTAACAAGATATTATAACAAGAAAACTTTAATAATAGTACCTACCATATCATTAGTTTCTCAGATGTATGCCGATTTTAAGGAATATGCCAAGGGGGAGCCTGGGTGGTGTGTGGAGAAGAAGTGTCATACCATTTATGGAGGGCAAGATAAAGTATCTAATAAGAATGTTGTAATATCTACTTGGCAATCAATATATAAATTACCAAAAAGTTGGTTCAGTTCATTTGATGTGATAATAGGGGATGAAGTTCATTTATTTAAATCTAAGTCTCTAGTTAGTATTATGACTAAATTATCTTCTGCAAAATATAGATTTGGAACTACTGGAACTTTAGATGGAACACAAACTCATCAATTAGTACTTGAAGGATTATTTGGTAGTGTGTATTCAGTAACTACTACAAAGAAGTTAATGGATAAAAAACAATTGTCAGAATTGAGTATTGATTGTGTTATTCTAAAATATGATTTAGCAACTATAAAACAACATAAGAAAGATAAGTATCATGATGAAATAAAATTTCTAGTGGAAAATGATAAACGAAACTTATTCATTAGAAACTTGGCAATAGGAACTAATAGTAATTGTTTGGTGCTATTTCAATTTGTAGAGAATCATGGCAAAATTTTATATGAAATGATTAAGAAAAAGGTTGAAGATACGGAACCTGGAAGAAAGGTCTTTTTTGTTGCTGGAGAAACTGATGCTGGAACTAGAGAAGATGTTAGACGAATAACTGAAAGTGAGACAAATGCTATAATTGTGGCATCAAGTGGAGTTTTTAGTACTGGAATTAATATACGAAATTTGGAAAATATAATTTTTGCATCACCTACAAAATCAAGAGTTAAAACATTACAGTCAATAGGAAGAACTTTGCGTATTGGTGATCGTTCCGATAAAGCAAAGTTATATGATATTGTAGATGATATGACAGATAAGTCACATAAAAACTTCGCAATCAAACATTTCTTGGAAAGAATAAAAATATACAACAATGAAAAATTCAAATACAAATTACATCGAATAAATTTATTTTAATAAATATATACATGACACCACTAAAGATTTTAAAACTAATAACTGGTGAAGAAATTATCGGAATTGTTCAGGATGGTAGAGAACACCCACAGAATAATGAAGATGGGCTTTCTACTGATAATCTTGTCTTTGTAACTAATCCTCTAAAGCTAAATTCAAGTTACGATATCCAAACTAAGACACATTCTGTATACTTGACTATTTGGGTCCCTTCAATTTCAGATGAAACTATAGTAATTGATAAACGACAAATTCTAACACTTGGGCATCCTACAGAAGATTTGGAGAATCATTACTATGAATTATTGGTAATAAGTTCTTTAGATACTCCAAAGGGAGAACGGATAAAGGAAGACAAATCCAAAGATAAAGATGTTAAACCGAATCCAAAAAAGGATTATAAAAAGATGCTCAAAGATCATGATTTTGAGGATGACGACTTAAATTAATCGCTTTTTTTTCAATAATAAAATCAAATGCTTGTAAGGACGATTTTCATTTAAAATAGCTACCCCTAGGGGTACCCCTAGGCTCCCACTTTTTGATCATTTAAATGCATTATTTTAAAAATATTTTTTTTGGATTTGGTAGCGGTATTAAACTCAAGTTTGGAAACATAAATGTTATAGTAGACTGGTAGTATTAATATTATATTAGTATTATATTAGTATTATATAATATTAGTATTAATATTATAATAATATTAGTATTAATATTATAATAATATTATAGAATATTAGTATTGTCTGTTTTGAATCCAAAGTTGAATCCAAAAATATTGACATAATGAATTCCAAAGAAACTTTGGAATTCAACATCTAGTTTTGAATTAATAGATGTAAGAAATATTATTAAAAAAATTTTACATTATTTAAAATACATGCTAATATATTTTTTATGAGTAAACAATCTTCGGAAAGAGTAAGAACACATTATGTAAATAATGCAGAATTCCTTAAACAAATGAAACTTTATATAGCAGCTTGTAGGAAAGCCAAGAGAGAAAATTTACCTACACCTCAAGTATATGAATATATCGGAGAATGTATTGTTTCAATTGCAAATAAACTTGCTAATAA